ATTTAAATGTGGTGGAAGTTATTCCAATAATAGTATATTTACCATTATAATCACTTTCTACTATTGAAATTTTATTTGATCCTAAAACATCACTGTCCGATATAATTTCTTTTTTAGATTGGGGAGTCAAATTTAAATTTATTGGAACTAAATTGTAATATAAAACATCAGGAACATTTTCATTTATAGTTAAAGTAACTTTTGCAGTTGAGTCGATGCCAATTTTTCCACTTTTTGAGACCTCAAAAATAGAAGATGATGATGTAGTATCAAATTCATCTTTAAATAATTGATCCACATAAAGTTTAAAGTCAAAAGCAGAATATGTGTTTCCAACACTAACAAATGATAACGACACATCAGATAAATCAAATATTACACTTTGATTTCTTACAATTTTTAATGGAGGATTGATTGGACAAATATTTCCGGAAGTTGACGACAAAATGCTAATCGTATTTGGAATCTGTTTAACCGAATCATAGTAAGTATCAGATAATTTAATTTTATTTGCATCAATACTGACGACATAATACATTTTTTCATTTACTAATCCTACTGCGGGGGTGTTTGAAGTATATAAAACTTTTTGTCCAGTATAATATCCATGATTATTGATTATAATAGTACTATTATCGGTATCAATATTTGAAAAAGATCTTTGATTTATTAACAGTCTTCTATTATAATCATCATATTTTATTATTAATGTTGTAGAAATTCCCGGTTTTGCATCGACAATTACTGTATCTAACAGAGATAACCCATGAGTTTCTGCAGTAGAAACTGTTACTACATTTTTACTAATTTGTCCAATCAAAGTATTTTCAGAATTAGTGTTGAAGCTATGAGTGTTTCCTGTTCCAACAGATGTGAAATATAGTAGATTTGCTTGTAATGTAGATCCTACAGAAACAAAATTCCCAGTAGATCCTATTCCAACTTTTATTGTGGAAATACCGATTAAATCATTTGAAATTTTTGCAACATATACAATTGATTTTTCTGCAAGTTGAAAACTGGAAGATCCGTTTGTGGAAACTGAAATTCTAGATCCACCATTTGATGAATAAGTTAGAGAATCTCCAGTAACTAAGTTATGATTTTTAATGTAAATTGATCGAGTTGGAATTGTAATCTGAGTAATCCCTGCTCCTGGATTGGAAAAATAAAGAGTACTAACTATCCCTACTCCAGAAATAGTACCCAGTCCAATTGTTTCTTTAGGATCAAAATAAAATTCTATATCAACATCAAAATTATATGATGTAGAAATTCCAAAATTAATTCCAAATTTTCTTGATTTTTCAGTTAACCCTATTCCAGAAGAATATGATGTCAATCCAATCGTATTATTTTGATTGCGAAGTACCTTTATTCTTGAAGATTGTTCATCTATACTTAAAATCTTTACCTGCTCATTTCCAATTTCATAAATGTCATTCTCTTTTATATTTGGATAATTTAAATTACCAAAAACATCAAAATAAGTTGTGATTCCAGTATATTGTGCCGATCCAACTCCAGAAGTTAGTGTAAGTGTATTATTTGATACTATTATCTTTCCAGATTTTTTATAATCATATTTTCCAGTAAAAGTCACTAAATCATTGTTTAAAAAATCATGAGGTATTGTTGTAAATCCAACAAATTTATCCTTATTTGGATATATTACAACATCATTAAATGTTAAAGTTTCGCATGAAATACTGTCTACAGATTTTCCTTCAATCAAAGAAATTTGTGCCTTCGGTTTAAATACCTCTTTCGAATCAACATCAAAGATTACACTATCACCTACACTATAATTTTGTCCTGCACTTAAAATATTAATACTATCTACAGAACCCTTAGAAACAGTTTTAACAATAGAATTTTGCGATCTTATTTCATTTGGTTTTAGTAAATAATTATATGTAGAAATATTATATGGAGTTATATTTCTTTTCAATTTAGTTTGATTTATGTCAATATAATCCTGCGAAGAAGATTTAGAAAAATTAAAATCAATTGGTTTTGATTTATACGAGTTTCCTATTACATAAGGGAAAATTGGTTTCTTATAGTTCTCAAATAATCCCGTTGTTTCTAAAGGACCGTTACTAATTGTAGTAAAGTATGCATATATGCCATTTGGATATTCTGGTGTAATTGCAAATCTACCATTATGCTCATCCAAATCTCCACTATTTGTAAATGTATAGTCTTCTACAAAAAATCCTTGAGGATAAAGTGAGACACTTGGTCTATTTTCATTTAGAGATAATTCATATCCAGAATTTAGAGATTTTACGGCACCACCAGTTTTTGATGAATAACCATATGGTCCATAAATTGGATTTCCGTCATATGCCCATCCAATAATAGGGGAATGTGCTACCGATGTTTGTTCTCTGCCGTCTAATAGTTGCAAATCTATGGAATATATTGATTTACCTTGCCTAAAACTTGTAGATTGAACTGAAGACCTCAAAGGTCTTGGTGCATATGCATGAGCATATTCTAATCCATAATCATTGTTTAAACCTGATGTTAAAATACCATCATCACTTTGTATTTGAGAATTATATAAGTATCTTTCAACTAAATTAATTTTCCAAGATTTTATTTGAGATTCAAATTTGGCAGAAGTGCCAGATGCAGTTACATTAATAGAAGTATTTTTTTGTTCATATCCAATCCCACCGTAGATTACTTTAACTTCAGACAAAGATCCATTTGAAAGAATTGGTGTTAATATTGCTCCAGTGCCGCTACCGATAATATCAAGATTTGGTGGAGAATTATATCCACTTCCGGAACTATTAATTATTACATCTACTATTTGTCCATTTGATACTATTGGTTTTACTTGAATACCAGAACCTGAATTTAGTTCGAAAAGTGGTTGTCTATTATAATTAAGTATCTCTTCCGATCCATATTTTATTCCACCAGATTTTACAAATACTGATTGGATTTTTCCTCTGAAAATAGGTTGAAGGACTGCATTAAAATCTTTTCCAGAAAAAGTAGAAACACCAATTCTACCACTAATAGATACTTCTATATTTGGATAGTTAAATTTATGAATACCTGTCCCACCTGAGACTAGATTGACATATTGCTTGGTATCATAATATAAAGATGTGGTAATACCTAATGTTCCAACACCAATTTGTGATAATTTAAAATTATTATCGTCTACTTTTGTTACATAATATGAGGTTGAAGAAGATAAACCACTTACTGGAGTTTCTGTCGAATTATATGTAATAATCTCTCCGCTCTGATATCCATGATTACTAATATTAATAGTATTAGTAGATGTATTGATGCCACTGCTTAAAGTTGTCGTTAATTTATTTTGATACCCTTCTCCACCATTTTCTATTGCTATAGACCCTATTTTTTTCTTTTTATTTTTAGATTTAAACGAATGATTTCCTGTTCCATATGAAGTCAATCCTATGGTATTAATTCCTGATACTGCATCAGAAAAAGATTTATGCAGTTTTATCGTAAATGCATCTTGTACCGATACAAAATAAGATGAATTTGTTGATAATCCACTTATTGCTTTCTGACCGTCTGTTATATAGATGACCTCTTCTATATCTCTAAACTTATGATAGCTGGAAAATCCAATAGTGTTTGTTGGATCTAATTTAACAGAACCTGCACTTGATTGGGAATTAAAACTAACTTCATGATCGAAACTAATTAGACTTGCTTTAGCAGAAGCACCAAATCCATTACCTCCAGTAATAGTAATTTTGGGATCTTCTAGATAATCAAATCCAGGATCTACAATATCAATCCTTTCAAGTCCACCAATAACTGAACAATATCCTTCTGCAGCTGAACCTATAGGGTCTATAACAGATAAAATTGGAGGATTGATTATATCATATCCTGATCCCGATGAAGTTGGTATAATACTTTCTATTGGGCCATAGAAAACGTTGTCATTTGATTTATAATTAAGTACTTCAACTCCATTTACCAAAATACCAGTCAATCCAGGATTAGTTTCATATACTAAACTAGTATTTTCTGGGATTGCAATTTTTCTAATTAATTTTTGCGACTCAAGTAATTGAGTACTTAAATCCCTATATGTGAATTCTGTAAGTTCTAAAGTGGCATTTGTAACAGTTCCATTTACCGAAACAAAATTATCGGTAAAAATATTACTTCTACTTCTTGCTAATTTTAACTTAGTTGTATCTATTTTTTTGACAAAATATACACCAGTTGATATTCCTAAAGTATTATTTGCGGATGACGGTTTATAGACAACTGAGTCTCCGGTATAAAATCCATGAGAAAATGTGGTATCTATTATTTCTCCACTGAAAGTTCCACTAAATGTTATTGATCTATCGTTAATTTTTAATTGAGTATTTAAATATGTCGGAAGAGATGGTGATGTAACGTATAAAGACTCTTCGTCATCAATGTAAACGTTTTGGACATTCGATGTATATTGATTAACTGAAGGGTAATTTTCTGTAGTTACTTTTGCTAAATTTCTTCTAACAATGTAAATAGAATTGACATCTAATGGAGAAATTTCTGATCCAAATTGAACGCTAAAAGATTTTTCATTATTGAAAGAAATTACATTTCCTGTATATTCAAATGATGAAGAAGAAATTAAAGTTACAGAATCTCCAATTTTAAAAGAGTGTTTAATAGTAGTATCGACTCTATAAGATCTATCAGAAATATCTAAAAGTTCAATAAAAGAAACATCATATTTTGTCGGTATATTAAAGAACCAATTATTTGATCTATAATCCTTTAGATCTATTCCTAAAGTTTTTACCTTTATGGAATCTCCTTTGGAGTAAAGACGAGTATTAGTTGGATATTCTAATTCCGATAAAACCCCCAAAATTCTAATTTTTATAATCTCGTTGGAATCATACCCATACGCAAAAAAGTTTGATTTTATTTCAGTTGCTTCAGAAATATCCTGATTTATTCCACTACATCCCAAAAATTGATTTAATGTTTTTGATTCATATGTCACATCTAAAGAAGTTCCATTCCCCAACTCAATTAACAAATTGCCATTTTTGCTTGGAAATGCGACTGTTGAATCGACTTCTAAAGTCGATGAACCAGATTTTATTGGAGAGACTATTCTAGTTTTTGGATGAATAGTAAATTGACCATAGATACTTCCCCTTGTTTGAATATCTTTATCATATCCAGAATCTAAACTTAGAATATAGTATTCCTTTGAACCTCTTATAATTTTTTCAACTTTTGAAATTGTTCCCTGAGCAGCGTTTATAAATTCATTTTGATCTTGATAAAGAGTTTTATTTTCCAAATTTTCGGGATTACCTTCAATAGATTCTATTACAAAATCTGAGGTAATTCTATAGTCTGCATCTGAGGGTTGAATTAAATAATCTCTGGGTTTTATAACTTCTACATTTTGACCAAATAATGCACCAAATAGAATTTTAAATGACTTATCTGTTCCTTTTGACGAATAAAAATCTATTGATTGCTTAATAAAAATATTTTCATTCAAACCAGAATATAATTCTCTGTTTTCAAATCCTGGAGTAAATTGTTTTTTTACTTTAATTAGAAATTCTTTTAAAAAAAGAATACTCAAATTGGAAACAGTAGAATTTGCAATATGCTCTTCAGAATCTGTTTCTTTGAATGTTAATTCATCATACTTTTCTATATGAGAAGTAACTCCATTAAATCCACGAACGCATCCATTGAATGATGTTGAAGTTTTTGAAGTATATGTGATGATTTCCGAATCAATTAAGATTAATCCATATGAATCTGGAAATCCTGCTGTAGAATCTACATTTATTGTAGAATCAAAGAAAGTTACACCAGAGGTTAAAAATGTCGAATCAATTAAATTTGTTAGATTATCAACTTTAATATATTGATCTATGTTTTGAAGTATGTCACTTGTTCCACCTTGATTTTCTAACGAAATATAGTATTGAGATAAAAATTCAGAGGCAAGAGGAAACTCCTCTAAAACATATTGTGGAAGTTGATTTTCAATAATTGAACTGATTTTAATTCTGGTTTCTTTCATGTTATTATATTCTTACAAGATCTCCGTTTGTGTAACTTGATGTAGTCTTATATGTTGATCCAGAAATATCTGAACCAGAAGAAATTTCATCAGATAACATATTTAATGTACTGTTATTAATATCTAGTTGCAAATATAAATCCTGCAATCCAATTACATCATTTGATTTTGGAATTGCTGATATTTGTATAATTGGAAGAGAAAATGATGATTTTATCGTCGATATTATATTTACAGGATATAATCGTATTTCTCCTTTTTTATAGTCAATAACTCCTGTATTTTTTCTTACAATGATTGGTTCTGCTGATGATTGTAATTTAAAAAAGAAAATAGTTCCTGTTAATCCATCTGAATTTGGAAGATCTGACAAATAAAGAGTATCACTTATTCCGGATATTTTAAACCCAGATGATTTGATATTATATCCATTTAAATTTTTTACATAAAATTCATTACCATAGCATATTTCATAATCTGCAAATTTGTTTAGTTCTGGTCTTAAATCACGCCTCATTACAACTTTTGTAATGTTTGATGTGACTGAGGAATCTGAATCATCAATTACTTTGAGATATTTGCTATATTTAAATCTTGCCCCATATCTATTAAGTTCTTTTGAATCTGCATACTTTTGAATATTGTCAAAGATTAAATTTTTTAAATAATTTGGATCAGATGTTGAATTTGAGTTGTAATAAGCAGTTACGTCAGTCTCAAGATACAAATACTTTAGATCGATAATTTCGGGTACAATGCCTGCAACAGCATATTTTCTTAGAGAATTTTTAATATTATCTTTTACCTGACTTGAAACAAAAGCACCATTAATTGGTTTTATACTAATAAAAACTCTTCCATATTTTGGTGGTGTCAAATCTTCACCTCCAAAAACGGATATTGATTCTGCCTCTGAATATATTGTTGGAATGATAGTCTCATAATCTGTTGCAGTCACTGCACGATTTTGTGCCGAATATTTTCTTGGAGCATATTTTTTAATAGATTCTACAGATTCAATCTCCCTGCCATTCTGTGCAATAGAATTTGTAGTAATTAAAGATATGCCTGTAGTGACTACCCTATTGTTATTATCTACGATGCGACCATTGAAGTTGAAAGAGGAAACTCCATTCGCATTTTCTCCATTTGTTATGTTATAAGAAACTTCCACATAATTTAAATTTTCAAGTTTTTTGCCAAAAGCACCATCACCAAAAATTATTTCATATCTTTGATCTTCTATTTCTTGAATGAAGAAAACTCTTGAATTTGAGTCAATATCAAATAAATTTCTTGATAATTTAAAAGAACTTCTAATTGTGCTTTGTTGAGTGTCTCTTACGTAAACTACAATTGAATCGACATCAATATTTGGATTGTCTAATATAAATTTTTGATTTGGATTATTTGCATCAACCGTAAAAGTATTAACTACAAATGTACCTTCATAAATGTCGATATTCTCAAATAAAGCAATTCCATTAACTATTGGAACTGTAACATCTTGTGGTACGATAAAAGAAAAATTTTGATTCCCAAAAGATGTATTTGATGTACAGACAACACCAGTTTTAAGAGTTAACGTAAGCGGATTCGTAGAAAATCTAGTAGTATCTACAAAGAATGAAATATTTGACTTTGCTGCTGAACGAGAGTGTGGAACATATCCGATATTTCTTGCTAAAGATACAACATTTTCTCTTAACGTTGCACTATCAATAAAAACCTCATTGCTAATCATATTAGCATTATATGAGGAAATATATGTGTTATATGCTAATACATCTATCAAAGTTGATAGGTTAGAACCTTCAAAATCATAATCACTAAAATTCGAATTCGCTCTTAGGTACTCACGAATTGAACTTTTTATTTGATCGAAGTCTAGATTGGTAAAATTGACTAATGCCATTTATCGTGTTGGCTGAAGTGCAAATGATAACTGTTGGGGAAGGACATCAATTCCCACAATATAATAACTAATCGTTACATTAAATTCATTATTGTCATAATTAGCAAATACATCTACTGATATTAAATCAACTCTAGGTTCATAATTTTCAATTGTATTTCTAATTTCGTCCTTAATAATAGATGCAGAAACATCATCAATATTTTCAAAAAGAGAACGACTTATTTTTGAACCAAGGTTCTCATTAAAAAATTTTTCTCCGGGATATGTAAATACCAAATTTCGAATAGAGCGAGCAATAGCGGTCTCATTCTTAAGTCCAATTAAGTCATAATTAATTGGATTGACTTGGAAAGTCATACTTAAGTCTTTAAATCCTTTACTTACCCGCTCTACAGGCATAAAAATTTATAAAATCTGTATTATTTATTCGTCTTTTTTAGATTCGTAAAGAGGTTCAGTGCCATATTCCCAATCATCATAGTCTTGATCATTACGAATTTTTGAATGAAGTTCATTTTGAAGATTAAAATTATGTTTTTTTGGAGTTAAATCGTCGTTTGCGATTTCTCTTAGCATTTTTTGGTCCATTTTTTCTCCTGATTAGTTAAAATCAGAACTTTTTACGGGGTTCCTATCCCGTTTTATTACATTATAATCATCTTCAAGAATTTCTTTTAGGTATTTTTCATCCCAAAGATCATAATATGCAGTTT